GCTGCCTCGTATAGCTTGTCGTAGTAGCGGGGTGGTTTAGCGGGGTGTCCCCTGCTGATGACTTCGTCGTACGGGTAGACGTCGTCGCCGTATTTGTCGAACCAGAGTTTCGAGAGTCCGGGTCTCCGGCTCATCGTGACGTATTCGGGTTCGACTTCGATGAGCTCGCCGTAAGGCGTTACTCGTTGGTAGTGTTCTGCGGCTTGCAGGCCGGTGACTTTCTTTGTGCAGTAGCGCGCGACGTATGCGGCGCTCTCGAATGTGAGTTCGCCCACGCTCGCGAATCCTTTTCCCCAAAGTTCCTCGAGCTGCTTCGAGTAATCGAGAGGGATACCGTTGCGTTCAGAGTAACGCACGCGGTCGTCGAAATTAATGCCGTACAGGCAAGCGTGGTAGTGAGGACGCGTAAAGCGTTCACCGTATTCGCCGCAGTGGAAGAATTTGATTTGTTTGTCGCGGTGCTGCCATCGCAGTCGCTTCATGAAGTCTTGGAAGTGTTTCTTGTTGAGGTTGCCATCGGCCGGTAGGTGTGCGTCGTTGTACGTGAGCGTTAAAAAAAGGCTGTCGTCGTGAAGTTGCGCCTCGTGCGTTAGACGCACGGCCCACTGTCGCGCTCGTTCCAGACGACAGCCAATGCAGCGGCCGCATGGCAGTTGTAGTTTGATTCCGCATGAGTCTTCGGGCTTGAAGACGATAGCGGTCTTTCCCGAGGGGCCGGCGTTGCGGCCCCGGTAGCCCGTGATGGGCTTGTAGCAAGGCATCCGTCAGAGTCGGATGCCGCCGCGCATCGGGTTCCCCCGATTGTTCTTCGGGTGTACACCCGATTTCATGGAGAAGTCCCTTCTGCTCTTTCTCTTTCCCATCTTTTGACGTCTACGCATGTTTGTAGTCTCCTCCGAGTTGTTGCTTCGTCGCGCCGTCGATAGTGCGCGACCTAGTACTTAGGGTCAACCACTCGCCCTTGGTGGTCACCAGCTCATGACGTGGCGGTGAGTTAAACGCACCTTCTCAGGTGCGGTAGTTTGTTGCCGGAGCTCCGGCAAGTTGGGGGTCTAAGCCTGGCCGTTCTATGTATTGAGCTCAGACCCACCCCCGTCTAGACCATCCCCCCGTCTTACGCCGAAACCCGAGTAATGCGATTGCGCGTGCGCGCGCTCCCGCGCGCGTGCGGTGATGTTGCTCGTAGGGTCCTGGCGGTAGGAGGTGGTCAGGTCGTTCTGGTGGGTCTTATCGAGGCAGGCGACCCCCCTTGGGGGGGTCCGGGGGACCATCGCGAAGCGATAGGTCCCCCGGGGCACACGCTCTTACTTGATGTAAGTGTGCCGACTGACAGTTTGTCAGTCGTTCCCCTCCCCCTCGGGGGGCTTTTTGTCACCCTCGGGCGGAGGGGTAGGGGAGGGGGGTTGACTTTTTGCTAGACCCATGCTCCGCATTTCGTCGAGGTTTTTCTCGTCCTGGACGAAGGCGAGGAACTCGCCGGGGTCGTTGTGGAATTTCTGCCGGGTTTTGCCTGGCAGGTCGTTGAACATGTTCTGCGCTGTGTTGAGCGTCTCGAGTGCCTGGCGGTAGTCCAGCTCCGGGCAGTCCATGTATGCCCCGGAATGTTTCGAGAAGTGCGAGATGTTTCCGGTCTTGATGTACTTGCGGAGTATGTTGTTGATGTCGCATTCGTCCTTCATGGACTGTTTGGTGCGACCTTTTAGCGGGAAGGTTTTCTGGACGCGAATGGTGTTGAAGGCGTTTCGGATCGTTCTGCTCACGTTAGTCTCCTCGAGGGGCCATCGGCCCTGGTGTTGAACGTCGGTTGTCGCGCAGGTATTGCATGATGCGTTTCTCGACGTCGTCGAGTGTTTCACGCACGCTGCGCGCGCTGTTTTCGGTCCCGCTGATGACGGCGTTGAGCATGGTGGCGAAGTCCTCCATGCGGTCCGTCGTCCAGTTGCGGGCGCCTTCGAGGGCGCTTGTTGCGCCTCTTGCCATGTCGTCGCCAGTGGCGACGTTTTTTCCGATCCAGTCGCGGATTCCGGTGACGACGTCACCGACGGCCTGCGGGATGGGCAGTCCCGCTTTGAGTAGGTCCGTCTGCGCCGCGCTTTGTTGTGCGCGTCGAAGTGCTTCGATGGTTTGGGCTCCGCGTAGGATTCGGTCTGCTTGCATGTTCGCGACTTGCTCGCGTTGCATTTTCACGGCGAGAGCCGTGTGGCCGCCTGTCTCTGCTGCTTGAGCTACTCCTTCTAGCTCGTTGACGACAGGCGCGCTCGCACCGGAGGGCGAGCTCGCGCCGGCGCCTCCGGTTCCGCTGAGGATCGGATTGAGTCCGGCGGCTCTGAGGTCTGCGACCTCTCTTTGATGCGCGGTGCTGCTCATGCGTTCTTGAAACGCCATTTGAGCGTCAGCGATTTCGCGCGCTTCTTTGTTTTGTTTCCGCGCTCCCATGAGGGAGCTGAAGGCGGAAACAGCGGCAGGTATTGCCGCGACTAGTGCTGGTCCCATCGTGGTCTCCTTTAGAAGTGGTCGATGAGTCCGGGTACACCGAAGACCGGCATGGGTCTCGCACATCGCAGCTTGAAGTAGCTGTCGAATAGGAAGTGCGGTTCGTCGGTGACGGCGACCACTCTGTCGATGGGTGGATCTTCCGCGATGAAATCCGGCCCGAGTACAGGCAACGTCGCGAAGTCTTGTGCGACGTGCCAGGAGTCGAGGGTGCCGGTTGCGTTGCTTCGGAATTTTCCGGTGATCATCGAGGGGTAGTAGCGGTATTCCGCGTATCTTTCTTGGTAGCCGAATACACCGTCGTCGTTTGCGGTTCCGTCGCAGTAGATTTCTTTGTTGAGGACGGCTTGCTCACCGATGTGGCTGAGTGCCGGCCAGTAGAAATCGTAGCGCGTGCTTCGGCTCCACATTCTGTTGATTCCCTGCTGGTAGGTCAGGTCTGCTCTTACCGACACGAGTCCGATGATGATGCAGTGCTCGGTAAAGCTTTTCGTGAAACCGTGTCCGCGTAGGTGTGCGGTAGCGAACGCGGACAGGTTTCCTTGCGGCGTTGTCGCCGTTTCGGAGGTCTGCGCCACTGGCGAAATATTGACCATGGTTGAGCCACCGCCGAGGTATTCGGGGCGCTGCAGGCGTGCGTCTGGGCTGATGACTCCGAAGTGTGCTCGTATGATTTCGATGTATCGAGTACCGCCTCGAGCGTCGCGTTCCAGAAGTTTTTGGACCTGGAATGCTTGTCGGAGCTGATTGATCGTGGCTGCCGTTGCGCTTGTGAGGTCGGCCTCCAGGTTGATGGGGTATAGGCCCATCGTTCCGGTGAAAGCCGTTGCGCCGGCCGAGACGTTTTTGGCGCCGGCCCCGATGCCCATGGCGACGTTGGTGGGTGTGGTTCCGTCCGCCCAGTTCATGCGCATTGGAGTCTGAGCTCCGGATAGCGTGTCGGCGCCTGTTACGACGGGCGCGCTGACTCCGAGCGGGAGGTCGACGCTGTCGCCTTTCTGGGGCCAGGGTAGGCAGCTCGTGAAGTAGTCGTGTCGTTTGCCGCGCTTGAGCAAGCCGTAGCTCGAGCTGTTGTCCGGTCCGTCGCTTGGGTCCATGACGACGCTGTCCTGGAGGTTTTGGTCTCGGAACCATTCGTTCCAGATGAGGTTGTAGGCTCGGAACGGCAGACAGCTTACGCCGGCCGGTACCATGCCGATGGGTAGGCCGAAGTGATCGCTGAGGCCGCCTTCGCCCACGGCTCCGGCCCATCCCATGGTGGGGATGACGTAGTCGGTGCTGTCGTCTGGATCGGTTTGTTCTCCGTTGAAGCGTTGCCAGTTCTCCCACACGAGTCTCATGGGGACCGCGAAGAAGAAGGTCTCCATGAAGATGTTATCCATGATCGGGAATATGGGCGTCGCCATGCGCGCGAACCCGGTCATGCTTAGGTTGAAGGTGTCGCCGGGGAGTGCCTCGTCGAGAAATATCGGAATGAGGTAGCCGGCGTCGAAGGTGGTCTTATGTCCGTGCGATCGATCGAAACTCGATCGCGGGATTTGTGCCTTGGGGACTTGGCTGAACTGGTGTTGCATGTGTGAACGAATTTTCATTGGTTACTCCTTGCTGGTTTTCCGGATGGACTCAACGTTGATCGCTTGCGTCATGTCGAGCGGCAGTTGGTTTTCGGGGATGTCGGTTTTGAGTAGCGTGATGCCGACGTGTAGGCATTCGATTCCGCGGCCGAGCGGTGTGACTTGGCCGTTCTGCGTGTCGAAGTGGCCGACGTGAAAGAGGCTGTAGTCTTGCGGATGTTTGCCGAAGGCGTGGTTCTTGTCGTTGACGCAATCCGCGAATGTTCTGACAGCCATTTGCTTCGTCGGCAGGAAGAACGGCGTGATGAAGGCTTCGGCCTTGCTGTCGTAGATGCTGAATGCCAGTAGGTTAATCATTCTCGTAGCTCCTTTTGAGGTTTTGAAGTTTTGCGTTTACGCATTTCTCCCGCACGGCGAGCCGTTCGGGAGTGTTGTTCGCGGTGTTGACCGATTGGATTCGGTTCTTTTTGATTTCCGCGAACTCGAGGCCATGCGCTGCCTCGTATAGCTTGTCGTAGTAGCGGGGTGGTTTAGCGGGGTGTCCCCTGCTGATGACTTCGTCGTACGGGTAGACGTCGTCGCCGTATTTGTCGAACCAGAGTTTCGAGAGTCCGG